AGTTCGCTTGTCACAAACTGAAGTTGTGTTTCCAGTGGTATAATTGGGTCATAGCCACCTTGTGGTACAACTCCCGTATTGGTTTTGGGATTAGGGGATGATTCCTCACTCCCAATTTTCAACCCATCGGACGTTCTGCCAATGGCGGCCAAGGCATCAGCAGTCAGGTTATCAACAGCCGCAGGCGAGGTTCCCAAATCAGCGGGGCGGGGTTGGGGCCGTGGTGATGTGGTGGGGGCAAGACCGCTTTGGAAATTTGGCACAGTGCCACCAGCGGGCGCTAGGCCGCTTACCCTAACTTCAGCGTCGGTTTCCGCTGGGGTTGGGCGATAGTTGGATGGCGGCTGTGGCAAAGACAACATTTCTGACCGCTCAGGCGGCGGGTTGCCCAAATCAAGACGGGGGAACGAAGGCCGTGTGTTCTCATCAATCGTGGCAGCCACATTGTAGGGGTCGTTAAAATTCAGTTCGTCAAGCGCGTTGACGGGGGGCCGGGACAAGCCTGTCGGCAACATGTAACGCTCATTGGCGCGCGGCTCTCGAGCGCCTAGCGCCCTTGCCATCATAGCGCGGTTTGCGGCTTTTTCTTCTGGCGAAATTTGAAAAGTAGCACTTGGCTGGCGCGCAACAACGCCTGTCGTGGTTGGAAGTGTGTACCTAGCTGCTGTGTCAGGTGCTGGTACAACGCCTGTCGTGGGGGACGGGGGGTAGGGGTGTGCTTGGCTAGGCATACCCATGTTGTGCGATTTCATGTAGCCCATGTTGGCGGGGTTTGTTTTTTCTTGGCCTCTTGCGTATGCAAGGTTTCGTGCGTTTTCAAAGCCGCGCACGTCATAGTAATCTGGGTCATTAACTCTGTTGCGGATTTTTTCAGCAGTTACCGGAAGAGTACTTCTGGCGTTAGGGTAGGAAGGATTAAACAAAGTAACCGACCCCGAGTCAGGCAGCTTGCCATCTCTCCCGTCAGACACGGGAAGTTTGGTAGCATCATCGCCAAGAATTTCCGCTATCAACGCTTCAGCAAGCTTAGTGCGATTTTTAGGGTCTAACACACTCCCCTCCGTGGCGTACCCATGGCGATCATTAACAGCGCCACCTTCTGCCCTGCCAGAAAGGAAAGACGCAATATTGAGGGCAGTAGAAATAAAGTTGCCCTTCTTCTTTTCATCTTCCCTGGCTTCCTCACCCGTCAACATAGGGCTGGTAGAAAAAATCCGTTCTGGGATGTAGCTTTCCTCATAAAGAGGCATTTGGCTCATGGTCATGGGGCCAGAAATACCACCGCCCTTTGCATACCCATTGACCCGACCACCCGTCTGGACCGGATTTCCAAAGATGTTGGTTGGTTTGACAGTGGTGGTTGTGGAACCGTAGAGCGGGCCAAGCGTTGCATATTGGTTTGCCAAGAACTGTGCCGTTTGGAAATCGTAGCCCTGCTCTTGTTGATACCGCTTAATCATAGCGTCAATGCCAGCCTGTTTGTTTTCCTGTTCCAATGCGCCAGCGTTCAACTGAGCGTTGGCGGCCTGAAGATCAAGGGTCTGCTTTGTCGTACCAAAATCTGCAAGTTGCTTACCAACGTTTGCTACACTGGTGCCAAGGTCACCCTGTTGTGTGCCAAGCGTACCAAGTTGCGCGCCCATGTTCCCAATGGAAGCACCAATTTGACCTTTTTGAGCGCCAAGTGTGCCCGCCGCAGCACCAAGCTGGCCCTGTTGAGTGCCAAGCACCCCAAACTGAGCGCCCCCCTGTAAAATACGTTGAAGGTTTGCCTGACGCGCTGCAAGATCAGCGGCCTGCTGTCCCTGCGCCGTGTCAGTTGCAAACTGGTATCCTTGGTTGCTGATGTTGGAAATTGCGTTGGCCATTGCCAACTGGTTCTGTTGATTTAAGTTGGCCGCAGCAATACCAGCGCGGTCCCCCCCAAAAGCCCCAGAAGAAATTGCGGTGCCAAGTGCCTGAGACTGCGCCTGATTGTTTGCTTGGTTCATCAATGCGGTGGTGCTGTCGCGCACTTCTGACAAGTACGGGGACAGGTATTGTTGAATGTTTAAAGAACCAAGGTTGGCTGGACCCATACCCGTTTTGGTTGCCTCAGTTCCCTGATCAATTGAATTCATACCTTTTTTAACGTAGCCTTCACCAGTCTTAATGTTGGTCAAGCCGCTTTTTGCTGTTTTAATACCTGCATTTACGGCGTCAACACCCTGACCGACCGTACCCACGCCAGTGTTCATATAGCCCAAGCCTGCGCCTGTAGCGTTCACGCCTGCGTCCATGTAGGGCGTATACCCACCAACCGCAGCATCAACGCCAGCCATGCCAGCCTTCTGCTGATCCGTTAAAGGGGCAACGTAGTCTGAAGCTTGTGTTCCAAAAGATACATATGGCTTGGCGGCAGCCGCAGCGGTGGCGTCGGTAGCTGTAGTATATAAATTTTGAACTGCCTGTGGCGGCGCAGTTGCTACCGTGGTGGTTTTTTTCTTTTTCTTAAAACACATGAAGCTTATCCTTCTTTTACGTCGGAAAGTCCCGTCTTAGCGTTGTGCAAGAAGTAAACACCAGCCGGAGGCCCGAAGACACGTTCGAAGAGACGGATTTTCGCCTCAGTCCTTGTGTTTGACATTACACCAATTGCAAGAGGGATGCCAAGTTTTTCTGAAATGAACTTAGCCCACTCCGCAAGCTTGCGAGCGCGGCCACCTTTTGCCGACCGAAACTCTGGGTCAACAAATATGGAGTTGTCCTGAATGATGGGGTCGAGGTTGTACCACATGGAACTTATCGTAAGAATTATCATGCCCTCCAAGCGGGTTCCGGCTGGGCTACCGATGACGCCGATGACCCCTCCCTCGCGGGCTATTCCAGTGCGAACCTCCTTCTCAACCAAGTTTATATCAGGGGGTGATAGGGCATTTTCCGATGCAGCGGCCAAAGCCAGCCGCATGATTTCGTCAAAATCTTCGGGCGCACTTTCCCGCACATGTATTTCACTCATATATATTTAATCCTTTTTCGGGCCAGGTAACCTTTGCAAGGTCTTGATGGTTTTCTGGCGCATCTTTTTTACGAACGAATCCAAAATTTTGTGCCCGTTATCAAGATCGCCATTGCCGATGCGTAGCACATCATGCGGGGGGATTACATACTCACCGCCAGCGGCCACAATCGGGATACCCCCAGTAGCGCCGCCAGCAGCTTTCCCAAGGATATCGTTTTTAAGTATGTCAAGTCTACTTACACTTTCATCATTTTTTTTGAAAAATTTTCCTGCTCCGGCACCCGTTAAGAGACCAGCGCCTGAAACAAGTCCTAAGCCAGCGCCAATCAAGTCAGCGTTTCTGTTTAGCCAAGTTCCTTTTTTTGGCTCTGAAGACGGGTTTTCTCTGGTCCCATATCTTCCACCGCCATCAAACATATCCCCATAGTTTTTGAAGCCACCTATCTGACCTCGAAGAATGTTCCCAACGCCACCGAGGAGGCCCTTGCCCTTAACGGCCTTGTCATCGCTGCCACCAGATGATGGCCTATTGTCCAAGCGTTGCTGTAGGTGGGCAGGGATAGCCGAACCGTCCCGCGCATTGTCCATAGCCGCATAATTGGCAGCAGCCTCTTGGTTTCTTATGACGCGCTCGTCACCAGCGGCAATGCGGGCATCAGCCGTAGCATTTCCCGTAGAGATGGTTCCACCAGATGCTTTCTTGTTCGGCGCAAGCATATCCTTGGGCAGGCCTTCCGCGCCCTTGGAAACATCGCCACCACCAAAGATGTTCTTGGCAACCTTAAAGCCAGCCATGCTGTTGCCTTCGCCCATGGCCGAAATGATGTCGGCAGGGATAACGTAGGAGCCAGAGGCAACGTGCATTGGCAGGTGGTCCGTGCGGCCCGCTACGGAAGAGTGGATCGGCCCATCGTGAACTTTACCACCTTGCGCCCGTGCGGTGCGGATGGCAGCCGCTATAATTTGTTTCTGCGACATGTTGTTATCCTTCCGAGTACGATACGACAACGGTCATTCCGGTGCCGGGGACCACTACCAATCCATTGTCATATGGCATATTTATCACTGTAACACCAACAGCACTGCCAATCACAACCAAGGTGCTTGTGAGCGAAGCAGAGGCGTTGCTATCATACACCGTGCCGGCAGTTGACCCGGCGACAACAACGCTGATGGACGCCAATCGGCCCTGACCCAAAGACACCAAGGTCGTAGCCGTCAATGTGTCAGACCTACTGTTTCCTTGAACCTTCAAGTAAATTTGGGCAGCACTGTTGATCGCAACTGCGATGTTTTGGGCGGCTGTAAGAATGTCTGAAAGCGATGACATCAGAATTTCCCGTCAGGTTGATAACGATAGCGGATGTTGCCGAGACGCCAGAAAGAGTTCAGGTCGTTGCTTTCAATTTTGATTGACATCAGTCTAGCACGAAACCTTGGGGTCACAAACTGGGTGCCCTGCGTTACCGTGTAAGAATGCTCACTTGGCGTATCTCCAGGGTAGTCCGTGGTGTAGAATGTAATTGTAATAGATGCCGTCTGCGCGTGGTCGTACAAACCCCACTTCATGTCCGGCCACACCTGATCAACAAACGATTTTACATTGCCCTCTTCAATGGCGAAGTATCCGGTCTGGAACGAAGAGTTTATGATGTTCCCATCTGCATTGTTAGATGTCTCGTGCTGATAGATGTTGAAATCCTCGCCCGCGCCAATAGGCGGTCCAAAGACGCTTTGGTCAATCCATGCCGTGCGGGTCAGCGTACCAAAGTCCCACTGGCTCAGAAGTGCGTTGTATTTGACGTATTTGGTTGGAACGCCCGCCGACCCTGTGGTGGGGTAGTACCATGTAATTTCCCCAAACCTTGAGTTTGGAGCGCAGCGAACGTTTGCCAAATAGTCAGAGTCAATGTCCTGGAAAATCACATCCCACACGGGGCAATCAATTGGCTCAACGCCACCACCTGCCAAACGGAAAAATTGGCTCTGGCTCATCCAGAAAACGGTTCCACCTAATATTCCCACTGCCTTTTGCCCAACAAGTCCACACCCAGATGCAATTTCGTTGAATGAATAGACCAACGGCAAATTAACGTAGGACATTGACCATACGCCAAGGTCTGTCCAAAAAAGACCTTTCTGTGGTCCTTGAATGCCGCCGACAATCTTGGAACCTTTGGGAATGCGGAACGATCCGGCTTGGTTGACGACAGTTCCAACCCAGTTTGTAAAGTTGCCAACGTCACACCACCGAACCAGCATTGGGTCTTGAAAGCCAGTAAACGTAGAGCCGTATGCTACGATCTGCCGTTGTGGCATTACTTGAAAACAGCCCTCATTGACCAGCGGCGCATTCGGCATGACCGTGGCGTGTCCTGTCGTTTCCGCTGGGTCCCAAAAAAATATTGGCCCATTGTATGGGGATGCAATTAAATATCCCCCCCAGTTGTCCAAAGACCAGTCGCTTACTTCCGTGCTGGGCATTACAAAGCCCCAAGTGATCACGGTGAACGTGGTGCCAGATGGAATGCCCGTGAAAGTAAAAGTGCTGTCTGTTGGCCCCGCCACGGCGGATGTGACGGTGAAACTGTTCACTGTTGGGCTTGCGGTGTCTTGGACAATTGACCCAGGCGTAACGTAGACAACGGTTCCTGTGATCGTAACGGTGGTAATTGTACCAATCGTATTGACCGTGGTGCTAGTATACGTCCTGCCAGTTAAGGCGGGCGCGCTGCCAATGCCGTACCCGCCAAGGTTGTACCCGCCCGATCCGTAACCAGATGGCGGTAGTGATTGCTGACCAACATAATAAATGATCTGAGCATTGCCGCCATTCATGGAAACGGTTGTTGCGGATGAGGGTGCGTTAGGCGCAGAAATGGTAAAAGTGCTTGTGCTTGGAACTGATGTGACAATGTAATTTCCAAAAAGCGTGACGCCGCCAATGGCAGTCGAAACCTGAACCGCAAAAGTTGACCCAACAGAATAACCGTGGTTTGCCAAGGTCACAGTAATTGTCTGGGTTGACGGAGATACTGTTGATGTGAACGTTGGCACAGCGCCGCCGTTTACCACGGTAGAGGTAGCAGGGGTTGCAATCCCAATGATGTTTGTGGCGTTTATGGTGTAGGAGTTTGCGTTAAGCGTTGGATTGGTGCAGCTATAAAACCCAGAAAGCACAATTCCGCCAACGGCAATTGGCGTCTTGATGTATATCGAATCAAAAGATGAAACGTACGATCCAGCGTCTGTGATTGTAACTACAGCACTTCCACTGGTAGTGGATGCATCTACAGTAAGATTTGTGGTGTAATATTGTGGCGAAATGTCGATTGCTGGACTACTGCTTTCGCTGGCCCAAAGAGAACCGTCTGCGCCAAGGCCGAGATAACGTTGAGCGTTGGTGTTGGACCACGCGTGTAAGGCGCGGACAGTTGAATTCCAAGAGGCAGTTGTAATAAACTTTGTCCAGCCTCCAATCTTTTGGGGTAAGCCTTCACCGTTTCGATCTGGCACAAACCGGATTAAATTGCTCTCCCAGATCGCTGCCTCGTTTAGGGCCTCGGTGCGGTTTTGGTCAACGCCTGGGATCAGTTTAAGGCTTGCGTGTGGCATGTGTTAGCCTCGCGTTGGGCTGGCAACGGTTGCCGGAGATTGAGATGACCATGCTGCGGCCTCAAACTTTTTGCGGGCTTCCTCGCTAACCGCCGATTGCAGCAACAGTTGATACTGGCTTTCGTAGCTCATCGCCATCTGCGGGTCGTCGCTTTCCTTGCCAAAATTGCGCTGGTAGGCCGAGATGTAAATCATCGACGCCATCACCAACAAGTCAGATAGGTACTGGCTGATGAAGGATGTCGGCACCGTTTCAGAAATTGGGGCGGGCCGGATTGAGCCAATCACTTCAACGGCATAGTTTGTGTTTGGCACGGGTCCAACAATGAACAGCGTGTCATTGAACGGAACAAAATACTTGGGTTGCCCACGGTTAGCTGACAACGACGAACCGTAGACCGCATCCAAAAATTCTTTGGTTGTTGGCAGCAACGATACGCGGGTGCCAGTGTCGGGGTCGTATGTTACCGTGGCGTCCAAGATCAAGTTGATTTGCTCACTGACCAAAAACGATGTGCCATCGCCCAAGTCTATTGGAAACGACAAGTTACGATTGCCCGCCGTCAGTTGGTAGCTGGCACCATGCAGGGAAACGGATGTGTTCAACAAGTCCAGATCGCGGCAGATGCGAAGGTTTGCGTAGTCAATCATCATTGGCAAGATCGCCAAGAAGTTTACGTCGTCTTCTGCAACGACCGCCATTTGCGCGATCTGGGTTTTGTAGGTGGTGTAAGTCAATCCCGGCATGGTTTTACCCCTGTGTCTGCAATGACATTACACCATCTGCGCGATTTAGCCAATCACGCCTTGCGTTTAGACACGACAGACCAAACTGCGACAACCAGCGGAACAATAGCCCCACCAATGGTCATGGCCGTCTCATTATCTATCAAGCCCTTGCCGACCAGATAGCCGCCAAGTGCAGATACGAGTGCGCGGACGATGCCGCCTACCTCAGTCAATCCCATCTTCATCTCCTTACGTTTTTCCAAACCATTTTGTAACAGCGAACCCAGGGCAAGCTTTAGAAGCGTATTCATTATGGCCGCTCACTTTCTTGATCCCGTAGAGATGGGATAAGGTTTCAATCAAAGCCCGCAGGGCCTTGTCTTGCTCCGGCGTGAAGTTGTCGGAGAACTTGTCCGTGGCCGCAGACCCAAAGCCGCCAAACAGGCTGATGCCAATGGTGCCCGTGTTATGGCCTTGCGTGTGAGCGCCGACCTGATCAGTGGGACGGCCAAGCGCAAGAGTGCCGTCACGGTCAATCAGGTAGTGGTAACCAATATCTTTCCATCCACGGTCCTGAACGTGCCAGCGGCGAACCTCTGCCACCTTCTCGCGGGTGGTGCGGCCATCCATCCACTTGGGTTGGGTGGCGGTGCAGTGTATGATAATCTCGCTAATCGGCCTCATCGGGGAAGTGCCTTGTAAATTTCATCAAGCTTTGTCATTATCAACTTGAAGCTCTCTTTTGCTTCCTTGAACTCGCGGTCATGGTTTTCTTTTACCAGAGCGTGTTCGGCCTTCACCACGGCAAGTTCTTTTTCATGGCGCTGGGTCATCATATAGTGCGCCCACATAGCACCAGCCAAGGGCAGCACAGCAAACTGCAAAATGACTTTAACGATGTCAAACATGCTTGGATCAGACTGCATTATGCAGACACCCCTTTAATGATGGTAAAGTTGACAATTGGGGTGTCCGAAGCCGTACCAGATACCGATACCATTGTGACCCTAAAAGATGTCGATGCTATAATTAAGCTACAGTTGGCCACATAGGTGTTAGTCCCGCCGCGAACAGTTAGCACAACGGTGTCTGTGATATCTATCCCAGTGTTTGGCACTGTGAACGAGAAATACGTTCCAACCACTGCAACGGCAGTAAACACAGTAACCGCGCCAGACTTGCTTGCACCAGTTGTCGGCGCTGCGGTTGTGCGGCTGACCAATTGCGTGACGGCCACGCCTGCGCCAGTGGCGTAGCCCACACCCCCCGTGCCGGAAGACAGGACGCTGGTAGATGCTGTGACGGCGGTGAACCCGCCAGTGGTTGCGGTAAGGCTAGTGAACGCGCCAGTGGTAGCGCCCGTTGCGCCTACGGTGCCGCTGTAGACGCCAGAAGTAATTGTTGGGCCAGTGCCCAGAACCACCGCTCCCGTGCCTGTTGAGGTGGTAACGCCTGTGCCGCCATTCGCCACGGGCAGAGTACCAGAAACATCTGCGGTTAGAGACACGGCGCTAAATGTCGGCGCGCCAGCCGCATTTCCGTGCAGAACCTGCGTTGATGTACCCGCCGCCGACGATGCCATGGACGTGGTCGTGTCGCCGTAGATTACGCCGTATTGGGTTAGCGCCGCAGACTGGTTTGTGCCGCCATTGGCCACAGGCAAGACGCCACTGATGTGGGTGGTCAGGCCAACTTTGCCATAAGCTGGTGCAGCACCAATACCACCAGATAAGATGACGTTACCCACTGCCACATCAGCAAGGGGTGACAAGACACCAGCAGCTGAGGCATACAATATGTCACCTATGGCATATGACGCAATGTTCGTGCCGCCGTTGGCCACGGGCAGTATGCCGCTGATATGCGTGGTCAGACCGATTTTGCCATAGGACGGCGCAGCGCCAACACCGCCAGAGATAATGGCATTGCCCAAAACAACGTCAGCAAGCTTTGACAATGTCTGCGTGGCCGAGGCGTACATGATGTCGCCGACCGTAAACGTTGTCAGACCCGTGCCACCCACGGAAACTGCAATAGGAAATGTAATGGGTGTTGTAATTCTTGCTGCCGCAATCATTTGGGCCAAGCTAATCTTGACCGAGGTTCCAGCCTGCACACCTTCAAAAAGTTCTGACCCATCCAGACCGATGACGGCAGGCAAATTTGGGATTTGTATGAGGCTCATGTCAAATTGGTCCTGTCTCTGGAACTGTTGTGTTATCATATGGCAGATCGGCGTTGGTTTCCAGCGGCGCAGTTTGCGCGGCAGGATCAGTGCCGGGTTGTTCGTTTAAGCTGCCATTGGCAAAACCAGTCTGTTGCGTGGTGCGGGGTTGGTCTGTCTCAGTAACGCGCGTATCCCCGCCGGGGACAGGAATGCCCGTCTTGGCGTTGACCATGTTGCCCTGCGTGGTGCGGTAATCAATTGTTGCCTCAATGAAGTATTCGGGGCGGGCATTCATAATCACGGGCGGATCAGCGGGCAGCACGATGGTGCGAAGCTGTTGCTGTGGCGTGTCCATGCAGGGTTGGCACACCAGAATGCGCTTGTTGATCAAAGAAGAGCCTGCCCAGTCAAACTGCCAAGACAGGTCAACGTGGTTCAGACGGCCACCACAGCGGTCGCAGATGGCGTGTGCCTGCGGGTTCTTGGCGCTTGTTCTGGCGCGTCCAGCTCTTGATGCGTAAGCCATTACCTAAAATATCCCCCAATCATTGGGCTGATGTAGGTGTTGACCACTTCCACGTCCTGCTCTGCGGCGATCTGGTAGCTTTCGTCTGCCTGCCCCTTAAGCATCTGCGCCATCTGGGGTGCCCAGATGCGGGAAAGGCGGTAGGTTAGGCCGTCAGCAAATGCTTCCAGCCAGCGATAGGGAATTTCGACATTTTCGCCATTTTGCAAGTTGGAATCTTGGACCTGCCGAACGCGGTAGTACTTTAGGATTGTGGCCGAAGACCCATCAGGCACGGGCCACAGCGTTAAAGTGGGGGACACCAAACGGTCATACCAGTACGATGTAGGAAAGCCTTGCTGGGTCTTGTTGGGGTATGAGGCGTATTCCGTGCGCGAGATAGGCATGATCACGCGGTCAATGCCGCTGGACGTGGTGGTGTAGGCGTCCAGAACCATGACGGTGTTACCATCCACAGCGTAAGTGGCTTGGCCCTGTATGAGCGGCTCCGTGACCAGATCAACAGCCCAGAGGTTGACCCCCATGTTTGACCAACGCGACAGCATCATGTTCGTCGCCATGCGGGCGCTTTCCATATGCTCTTGCAGCACCGAGGTTGGACGGACCCCGATGTTCTGGTAGGCATGCAGGACGATCTCGCCCAGTGCCGGATTAAACGCATATGTGCCGCTGGTGGTCATCTCAACACTTCCATGCTCTCAAAGAC